AGAATTTGGCCTGAGCATCACACGTCAGCAGGTCGAATCACACGACCCGACGAAAGCAAACGGCAGGGGGCTGGCGCAGAAATGGGTGGACATGTTCAATGCCACCCGCGAACGCTTCCAGAATGAAATCTCAGACATACCGATCGCTAACAAGGCGTACCGACTTCGCGTTCTCGACCGCATGGCAACGCGTGCCGAGGGCATGAAGAACCTCGCGCTTACTGCCGAGATTATCGAACAGGCGGCGAAGGAATGCGGCGATGCCTACACCAATAAGCACAAGTTTGAACATTCCGGCCCGAATGGTGGCGCCATCCAGACGATCACCATGAGCAAAGAGGAATACAAATCCGCACGGCAGGAGATGATGGAGGATGACGACTGCTGAGCAAAAGGCTTTTGCCCGTAAGGTTGAATGCGAAGAGGACGGGCTTTACTACGCTCGATACTTCTTCAAGCAACGTACTGGCGGCAAGATGATTGTCGCGCCGCACCACAAGGTGATTCAGCAGACGCTGGACCGCGTCATTGATGGTGAGATTCAGCGCCTGATCATCAACGTCCCGCCTGGGTACACGAAAACGGAGCTGGCTACCATCAACATGATGGGCCGCGGACTGGCACTGAACTGCCGGGCTCGCTTTATGCACCTGTCCTACTCGCACAACCTGGCGCTGCTGAACTCCTCAACCGCGCGCGGCATGATTAAGTCGCAGGCCTACCAGTCAATGTGGCCGATGGCGCTGCGCGATGACGCTGACAGTAAGGCGATGTGGTGGACCGAACACGGTGGCGGCGTCTACGCGTCGTCAGCTGCCGGGCAGGTTACCGGCTTTCGTGCCGGCCATATGGAACCGGGCTGGCAGGGCGCGCTGATTATCGATGACCCGGTTAAGCCAGATGACGCTTACTCAGAGATCGTCCGCGACGGGGTAAACAATCGCTTTAACGAGACAATTAAATCACGACTGGCGATCGAGACGACGCCGATGATTGTCATCATGCAGCGAATCCATTACCACGACCTGAGCGGCTATCTGCTGAGAGGCGGGAGTGGAGAGAAATGGCATCACCTGAATCTGCCGGTGATTATCGACAATAGTCAGCCATACGCAGCGCAGTACCCTGAAAACTCACACGCTATACCGATTGACCACGGACTGCCTGATGGCTGGCTGTGGCCGTTCAAGCACAATGAATCGCACCGTATATCCCTGTTCTCTCACCGGCGCACCGCCGAAGCGCAGTACATGCAGAAGCCTCGCAGGTTTAATGCTGAAGGAGCCCTGTGGACAGAAGTTATGATCAGCGCGGCACGCGAACTGCAAATTCATCACGATAAGGTTCGCACTGTCGTAGCCATTGACCCGCAGGCAACAAACAGCGACGAAAGCGATGAAACAGGTATTGTCGCTGCCAGCTCATATGGTGCTGGTGATAAAAAGCAGTTCTCTGTGGATGGCGATTACAGCGGTAAATTTTCACCTGCTGGATGGGCCAAGAAAGCCATATCGGCTTATGAGCAACACGAAGCTGACGCGATAGTTATTGAGACGAACCAGGGCGGAGATATGGCGGAGGAGACACTACGCAACGCCGGGTTCAAGGGTCGCATCATTCGTGTCCATGCCAGCAAAGGTAAGTATGCCCGCGCGGAGCCGATATCGGCGCTCTACGAACAGGGGCGAGTGGCAAATCACGGCAATCTCTACGTATTGGAGAACCAGCTGATGGAATACATCCCCGCCACCGCGAAGAAATCACCTGACCGCCTCGATGCGATGGTTTACGCACTGACTGAACTGAATGGATCGCAACCTGTGGGGATGATGATTCCGAAACGCCTTCGCTAACCAAACGGACAAACCATGACTGACAAATTAACTCTCGCCGTCAACCATGCGTTGAACGATGCGCGGATGGCGCGCGCCCGTATGGGGCTGATGGCGCCAACGATGGGGCTGGATAATAAGCGCCATTCCGCATGGTGCGAATATGGATTCCCTGAGCAGGTAACCTACGAAAACCTCTATGCCCTGTACCGCCGTGGCGGTATCGCTCACGGTGCAGTTGAGAAGCTGGTGGGCAAGTGCTGGCAGACGAACCCGGAAATCATCGAGGGTGACGATGCCGACGAGAGCGAAAACGAAACCGCCTGGGAAAACAAGTCAAAGCAGGTATTCAACAACCGGTTCTGGCGCTCATTTGCCGAGGCGGATCGCCGTCGCCTTGTCGGTCGTTATGCAGGCATCCTTCTGCACGTCCGCGATGAAAAAGACTGGAACCTTCCGGTTACCAAAGGGCGAGGGTTGCAGAAGGTTTCCGTGGCATGGGCCGGATCGCTAACGGTGAGCGAGTGGGACACTGGGCTGAACTCGAAGACTTACGGTCAGCCGAAAATGTGGCAGTACGCCGAACGCTTGCCGAATGGCTCAAGTCGCCGCGTCAATATCCACCCCGATCGCGTTTTCATCCTTGGTGATTACTCAGACGATGCTATTGGCTTCCTTGAGCCAGCTTATAACGCCTTTGTGAGCCTGGAGAAGGTAGAGGGCGGGTCTGGTGAGTCATTCCTGAAGAACGCCGCTCGCCAGTTAGCACTTAGTTTCGACAAGGAAATCGACTTTGGCAGCATTGCATCTATGTACGGCGTTGAAGTAGATGAGTTGCAGGATAAATTTAATGACGCTGCACGCGAGATGAATCGCGGCAATGATGTGCTGCTTTCTCTCCAGGGGGCCAGCGTAACCTCCCTTGTTTCTCCGGTTTCTGATCCGTCTCCAACCTATAACGTAAACCTGCAAACAGCCGCCGCAGGAGTTGATATTCCTACGCGTATTCTGGTTGGTAACCAGCAGGCTGAGCGGTCCAGCACTGAAGACCAGAAATACTTTAATGCTCGCTGTCAGTCGCGCCGAGTAGACCTCGCTTTCGAGATAGAGGACTTCTGCGACAAGCTTATTGACTTGCAGATCGTCGATTCAGTCAGCCAGAAAGCAGTTATCTGGGATGACCTGAACGAACAGACCGGTACTGAGAAGCTCACCAACGCCAAGACTATGGGCGAGATTAACCAGACCATGCAGGGCAGCGGCGATGAACCAGCGTTCACCCGTGAAGAGATTCGGACGGCTGCGGGCTATGACAATGACAATGACGACGAAGAGCCTTTAGGAGAAGAGGATGGCGACGAAGAAGACGAAGCCACCAATTCTACCGCGTAACTATCAGGATCCGACCGGGGCCGATGCGCTGGAACGCCGGGCAATGAAAGACTTCGCCAGGCGCATGAATAAGATTGGCAAGGCGTACAAATCAGCACTCGACAAAATACCTTCCTCCCTCGCAGTAAACGCCAGATACGAATACCAGTTAAACCCAACGCTACTCTCTATCATCCTGAACGATGCCAGTTACCTGGTTGATCAGGTGCTGCTTGAAGGTGGCGATTACGACCTGTGGTTTTACGAGTACATCGATCTGGCTTCGGAGAAAGGGACCGGACAGTCGTTCTACAACCTCAGCCAGCAGTCGCCGGTGTACGCCGCTGGTCGTGAGTCGTTAGCGTCCATCCTCGCAAGCGACCCGTATCAGCAACGCATGGCGCTGGTGCATGCGCGTGTGTTTGAGGAAATGAAGGGGCTGACAGCTGACGTTAAGCGCGACATGGCGCGCGTACTGACTGATGGGGTGGGCCGTGGTCTCAATCCGCTGGACATTGCCCGCAACCTGACGGTCCAGACCGGCATCGAGAAGCGCCGCGCGAACAGAATAGCGCGTACAGAAGTGACCACCGCGCTGCGCAGGGCTAAGTGGGATGAAGACCAGGAGGCGAATGACCTTTACGGCCTTAAAACGCTTCTGGTTCACATCTCGGCTCTGTCACCGACAACCCGACATACCCACGCAGTGCGCCATGCCCACCTCTACACCAACGAAGAGGTGCGTGACTGGTACAGCAAGGATGGCAACTCCATCAACTGCAAATGCAGCCAGCAGTCGGTACTGGTGGATGCGGACGGGAACCCGGAATACCCGGACACCATCACGAAACTCAAACAGGAATATAAATCGATGCAGGCGCGCGGTTACGCCTGGGCGGAGAAATAACCTATGAAATTCCAGGTAAACCACGAAGCAAAGCGTCCAATCCCGGCACCGCAAAATGGTGAGCATATTCAGGTCAACATCACCACGAAGGTGAACAGCCAGTCTATCCGGCGCGAAACACATAACGGTCGTGAGCATCTGGTGCTGCCGAGCTATACGCTGCCGGCGAACGTCGTCATGAATGGCGGGCTGTACACAGAAGATGAAATCAACGCCCACTATCAGGGGCTGGAAGGCACGCTCGCGCCGCTGGGTCATCCACAGGTTAACGGTCAGTTCGTGTCGGCCTTCTCTCCTGAAGGTCTTAACGTCGGCTACGTAGGCGCGTGGAACCGTAACGTTAAGAAGTCCGGTAACCGTATCTACCTCGAAAAGTGGGTTGATGTTGCCCGTGCCAGTGAGTCTGAAGGTGGTCGAGAACTACTCGAGCGCGTCGCAGCTATCGAGCGTGGAGATGACGTGCCGCCTATTCATACCAGCGTGGCCGCTTTCCTCGACCAGCTTGAACCGAACGAACAGCAACGCGCTACCGGCGCCGACTGGGTAGCCAAGATCTACAGCATGGACCATGACGCGATCCTGCTGCACGAAGTCGGAGCGGCCACCCCTGAGCAAGGAGTAGGCCTGATGGTTAATGCCGATCTGGCTAAGCCGCTTAAGGCTAACTCTGGCGCACTGGTGGGTGAATCCTACCGTGAGCGCGAGCAGCGTCTCGATCGCGCAGCCAAAGCGAAGTTTGCGGCGGGGGCGGATGAATACGCATGGGTTGCTGATTTCACTGACTCGCAAGCTGTAATCATCCGTAACGGCGGAACCGCTGAGGTGTTTGGCTACAAATCTGAGGGCGGCGTTATCGCCTTCGACGACACCGGCACCGCAGTAGCGCGCCAGGAGTCGTGGGTGGCAGTCGTCGCTAACAAATTCAAAGCTCTATTCACACCGCAGGAACAGCCTGCACCAAACCACAAAACGGAGGGCGACATGCCTTTAACCAAAGAAGAACTGGAACAAATCGGCAGCATGATCGGCCAGGCTGTTGCGACCAATACTGAAGCGGCTATCAAGCCTCTCGCGGAAAAGGTTGATGCGCTACAGGCCAACCAGAAGCAACTCGCTGACACCCTGACCGCCAATTCACGCGCTGAAGAGAAAGCCAAGCGTGATGCGGTTGCTAAGGTCCATGGCGACATCGTGGCCAACGCGCTTTCTGGCGATGCCCTGGACGCAATGTTCAAGTCGCTGGGCGAAGCTGCTCCGCTGGGCACCAACAATGCTCAACAGCACAAAGAAACCGGCGCACCTGCCGCAGACGAACACTTCAAGTAAGGAGCCGGAATAATGCCACGTTATCGTCGCGTTAATATCGACGGTCAGTCTCTGTACAAGACCGAAACCCGCACCACGGCCGCAGCGTTGCTTCCTGGTACTGCGGCAACCATCAACTCATCCGATAAATTCGCTCAGGCCACCGCGCTAACCGGCCGCCTGTACATCATCGATGTCGGTTATCACCAGGGATTAACCATCACCGAATCAATCCCTGCCGGGGATTCGGCAGTAGGTAACTACGTCGAAGAAGGTCGTGAGCTGGCGCTGCGCTGCCTGCCTGGTGCGTATAAAAAAGACAGCCCGATCAAGCTGGGCACTGCCGGTCAGTTTACCCTGGCAACCGATGACACTGATTCAGTGATCGGATACAGCCAGGATGAATACACCATCGCGGCCAGCACCACCGACTTCATCCGCGTGCGCATGCGCGTTGGCACTGCCGCCGCTGCTGGCGCGTAACAAAAGGACAAAAACATATGTACTTCTCAAAAGAGACGCTGGCGACTAACTCCCGCCTTGGCGGGCACTGGAGTGAGCTGTGGGCAAACCGTAACATGTGGAACCTACAGAACGATTCCATCATTGCGGCTAACCGCGCGATGATGACTGCTGACATGCTGGCCTGTAACGCAGTGGGCGGTTTCTCCCGTGACTTCTGGGCTGAGATTGACAACCAGGTGCTGCAACTGCGGGATCAGGAAGTTGGCATGGAAATCGTGAACGACCTGATCGGCGTTCAGACGGTGCTGCCGGTCGGTAAAACCGCCAAGCTGTATAACGTGGTTGGCGACATCGCCGATGACGTGTCAGTAAGCATCGATGGTCAGGCGCCGTTCTCCTTCGACCACACTGACTACGCGAGCGACGGCGACCCGATTCCGGTGTTCACTGCTGGTTACGGTGTTAACTGGCGTCATGCTGCTGGCCTGAACTCTGTGGGCATCGATCTGGTGCTGGACTCGCAGATGGCGAAGATGCGCAAGTTCAACCAGAAGCGCGTCAACTACTACCTCAACGGCGATTCAAAAATTCAGGTTCAGTCCTACCCGGCGCAGGGCATTAAGAACCACCGAAACACCAAGAAGATCAACCTCGGTTCCGGTGCTGGTGGCGCGAATATCGACCTGACTACTGCCGACATGACCGCGCTCTTTGCGTTCTTCGGTAAGGGCGCGTTCGGTACTACCGCCCGCACGAACAAAGTCGCCGCATACGATGTAATGTGGGTTTCCCCGGAAATCTGGGCAAACCTGGCGCAGCCGTACGTGGTGAATGGCGTTGTAAGCGGCACTGTATTGCAGGCGGTTCTGCCGTTCGCGCCAGTGAAAGAAATCCGCATGAGCTTCGCGCTGACCGGTAACGAGTTTATCGCGTACGTTCGTCGCCGTGACGTGATCTCTCCACTGGTGGGTATGGCCGTAGGTGTTGTTCCGCTGCCGCGCCCACTGCCTAACGTTAACTACAACTTCCAGATCATGTCTGCTGAAGGTCTGCAAATTACCGCAGACGATCAGGGCCTGTC